TGCTCAAGTTTAGAAAGAGATTCAACAGTCTGCTTATATACTTCATCATTTAGGTCAGTTCTATTCTCGACCTCAATTAATAGAGCAGAAGTTGTTGGAAGAGTATTATATTTTACAATGAACTTTGATATCTCAGTGAAGATAATCTTCTCGTGATAGTTCTCAAAGTATTCTTCCCTTACAAATGGGAGAACCTTACGAGAGAAGTCCTCATTGAAGACCAAGTTTTGTATGATTGTAGACTCAATTCGTTCCATTACTTATAATGTAGATACGTACTTAGAATGTACTTTGGACATTCATTCACTGGTTCACCCCTATGTGGGAATAACCACAAGGGAGGGAAGATAACCAGTTTACCTTTTTTGGGTTCAATTGTCAATCCTTCAAATACAGTGTTCCCCTCATTTGGAACATCATTTAGATACCACATAAAAGACAAAAATCTCCGGGAAGATGCATAGTCTTTCACATCAACATGAGTATCAAACATATCTTTCCCGTCAGGTTCATACCTTTTGATACGGAATTGTTCAAATGCATGTGACTCTGGAAAGACTCTTTTGTCTATAAACTCATAGTAATCGTTTCGATATTCAAATGTCTTTGCTATCAGAAGTTTATGTACACTACTGATTTCTTTAGAGTGTTCTGTTAAATTTAATTGAGTGAAGGATGGTTTGCTGTCTGCGTCAACACGTTCGTGCTTATCTGAATTCTGATCAAAGAAACCTATGAGAAAGTCACAGGTCTCTTCATCTAGTGCATCATCATAGACACGAACAAAATCATTAAGTAGAACCATAACTGAATTCTTTCTTCGCAATCTCATCAAGTTTTTGCATCACTTCTGGTGTGAAGTATGTCTCTGGGTCTTTTAGAATTGCCTTAGCATAGACTTTCTTACCATCCATCTCATAACGACCTGCTACATTTTTCCAAAGTCCGCCAATCTCACCGAGTTCAAGAAGACCATAATATCGATCAAGACCACGCTCATCGTAATACAAACGCACCGTAACATCTTTGTTCTCCTTACTTAGACGCGACTTGTGAGTCTTTGCCTTGATAAGATTTCCAACGACTTCTGTTCCATCCTTCTCTTTCTTTTTGCTGAGATAGATGATTGTACTTGCTGCATACTTGAGACCAGAGCCTCCTCCCATTTCCTTTGTAGGGACATAAGAACCAATGACATCGTAAGTGTGGTTTGTTACTAAAAGTGGAATGTTTGCTTGACCAAGTTTAAGAGTAAGCATACGGAATGCCCCTTTGACAAGTTGAGATTTGGTCATGTCCCTGACTTGCTTATCGTCTAGAGCATCACGAATCTCTTTCTCTGTGGAAAGCATACCTAAAGAGTCTAGCACAAACATACAGGGTTTGCGATCCTCTACAGGTTTTTTTAAGTATATGTCTACTGCCTGTAGTGCTTTCTGCCTGAACTGTTCAATCGTAACAACATTGACAACAACCAGTCTGGTTAAGTCAATGCCACGACTTGTAAGAAGAGACTTGTTAACTGCTGCCTCAGTGTCAAAGTACAAACAATAACCGTCAGGATTACTATCCAAGAAATTCTTAACCACAGCGAGACTAAAGAAAGTCTTCCCAGTAGAAGACTCACCAGCAATGGCAGTAATCTTATTCCCAGAAACACCACCAAATATGCTACCTGAGACCAGTGAATTAAAAACGTAAGAACCCGTGTCCACAAAGGTTTCTGTGTCGTCGATGTCTGATGCGAGTTGGGTGTAGTCATCTCCAATCTCTTTTACAATTTCTTTTAAAAAATCCATTACAATGCAATTCCAAATTCTTCACGGGCAATTTTCTTATAAGGTCCGCCTGGATTATCATCACGGATTTCCTTAACTCTTTTTAGTTTTTGATAAAGTGCAGCATCTCCACCGAGACGCATAGCACTAATAATAGTATTCAATTCTTTGTCGTTGATAGGAAGATCCATTCTACTCCATTACGTTTTTTGATTCTGTGCAGATAACCCAATTATAACTCTTTTTTAGTTCTTTTGCAAACCACTTAGCATTGGTCTCATCTTCAAAGTATCTGCTCTCTTGTCGAGGAGAAAGATCTCCTGGTTCGGACCAGCGAACAATGTATTTACTCATGAAAAGAAACTCTCTAAACTCACCTTCTTTTCGACAGACCATCCAATAGCATCCAGGATCACACGCAGTGGATCAAGGAATGCCTTATTGAACTGCATCTCATAATCGACGTATCGTTCTAAGTCCAGTTCCTTAGGGAAGTCTTGGATAAAGGATATTACATTCTCTCTAGTCGGGTTTGGACTCTTCAGATAGCAGAACTTAATCTTGTCTCCGTTTTGTATGGGAGCATACTTCTTACCCAAACCACGCTCTTTTATATAGAAGTTATACAGCAGAGCACCACGACAATGCATTGGAGTTCCCTTTGCATAGATTGTATTAATGCCTTTATACTTGGTCACACTAGAGACAGACCTAGGGAAAGATATTTCTTCAACTGGTAGTGCTCTAAAGTCTTTACGGGAGTTCTCAATGAATTCAATTACCTCATCCTCTGTTCCACTCATCACCAGTTTCAAACCATCCTTAATCATCTGACGACAGGGTGCAGGTGTGGATGACTTGACTGCTTCGATACCCATGATCTTCAGTTTAGGTTCTGAATATCTCACACCTTCACTGTCCCACACATTGAGGATGTATCGTTTCTTAGCAGTCCAGATACCACGATCAGCAATGTTCTCTCGCTTCATCTGCATCTTCTGGTCATAGGCGTTTACATAGTCCGCCAACGCTTGGTAAGAACTTTCAATATAAGGTTCAAATTCCACCTCACAGACCTTATTAAGGAAATCGACAATGACCTCAGGAGTTTTCTCTCGGTCTTTGAATACCCAGTCAACAAAAGGACCCAGATTAAGATAAATGGAATCAGTATCTGAAGCAATAACATAATCAGTATTCTCCGTCTTAAGAATTTTGTTTAGTTTAGCATTCATCTTATTCTCAATCCAGCGGATAGATACCTGTCCAGATAGAGTAATTGCTTCAGCGTTTGCTAGTTTAAAATACCTGAAGTATTGATTACCAATAGCACCATAAGCAGAGTTAAGAGAAATCTTCTTCGCCATTTGAATGTTGTTACATCTAGCGATTTCCTTTTCAAGTGCCTTAGTAGGATTCTTCTCGTACTGCTGCTTTGCCGCAAGCATTTTCTTCTTGAAGATAACACGGTCGCCATACATCTTCTCCATTAATTTGGGTAAGAATCCTTTTATGTCCTTACGATACATTGCGCCATTAGCACAAACCGCATAATCCTTATATTCATCAAATGTCAGTTCTTGATTAAGTATTTTATTAACTGTAGTTGATGGGTGCCTGGTGTCCTGTAACGTCTCGGGAGAGATGTTGTATTGCATAATAAGATGAGGATAGAGAGAGTTAAGGTCAAAAGACACAACCCAATCATACTTTCCTGGAAGCGGTTCCTTGACATATGCCCCCGCATATTGTGAATCCTTTTCTGATCTTTCCTTTGGAGGAATAACAATATTACTCCTCTTCAAATAGTTATAGATAATCGCATCCCAAGTGCGGACCTGAAAGAACACATCGTTATAATTCACCTTGGCGTCATATGCCATGGTCAATGCCAACTCAATCAGTTTCATCTTGTCTTCCAGACGGTCAACAAGTTCCACGTCAATGATGTTGTATTCAATGAACTTCTGCCAGTTACCTGTATAGAAGTCTCGGAAAGTATCAAACTCCGAGTGGTCCAACTTGCGTTGTCCTAGTTCCACAAATGCAATGTGGTCCAAACGATATGACTCTTGATTAGTATAGGTAAACTTCTTATACAAGTCAAGGTAATCAATAACACTAATACCTGCTAACTCACAGGTAATCTGTGGGCGACCGTGCATCTGGATTTCACGTTGACGGACATTGTTCCAAGGAGAAAGTTTCTTGACTGTCTTCTCGCCCATCAGACGCTCAATACGCCTCACGATATATGGGATATCATATAGTTCACAGTTCCACCCTGTAATCACGTCAGGAGCAGTTGTCTGCCACCAGTCTAGGAAACGATTGATAAGGTCAAACTCATCGTGACAGAGCACGAAGGTGACATCCTTACGAGTGTTATTGAATGGTCGTGAAGCAAAGCAGGTGATGTGCTTAGTTGCAGCATTCTGCATTGTGATAGCAAGAAGTTCCTCTGCAACATTGTGTATGTCAGGGAAACCTTCTTCAGCAGCAACCTCAATATCGATTGTGTAGAGTCCAATCTTAGAGATATCAAACTTGATCTCATCCTCAGGATACTTATCAGAAATATACTGAGCAACATACCTGTCATTACCATAGATGGCAAATCCATGAACATCCTTGTACTTCTCTACAAAATCCTTACATTCTGAAATCTTACCAGGTTTAATTGGTTCTACATTGTCGCCGTCAAGCGTCTTCCACTTTGACTCTTTCTTAGAAGGTACATAAAAAGTTGGTGCAAACTCCTCCCTGTAAGAGAATTGTCTGCCATTCTCATATCCACGTACCAGCATTTCATTGAATCGCTGATAGACATTTGTATAGAAGCGCATTACTTAGTTAACTCTTCGTATTCATCAAGTAGTTTTTGGTTGGGTTCAACCATTGTCAATATTTTATCAGAACTCATCATAACAACTTCGTCATCTGATACATCAGTTAACCAAGGTGTGAGTTCTCCGTTTTCAATCAGACAGGGTTTAGTCAGTTTGCAATCGGGTTGTCCGATATCTGCAAGAACTTCTTCAATCGTGCTCAGTAAAAGTAGCCTGTTCGTTAAGCAAAGTACCTGAACTGTCGGGGGTTCCGGTTCCGGCATCATCGAGTCTGGCGGCAACATCATCTCGTCTGTTGCTAAGTTGGTCTCTTCCACTATTTCTCCTTTCGTAAGATTCTACAATTGAATCGAGTGGGTCAGCAATGCAAACCACCCAATCTTTATTTACAATGATATCTTTATCCTTGGATAATCCCATCCACTTATAAAAAATCAACTCATGCTTTGGAGGAGCATCTTCTGCTTCAATCAGAATCTCTTGAGTTTTAATTTTAATACAGTGGGGTTCACCAAAGAAGTAGGATACTAGATTATCATCAGAGTCACGGAACTCCTTGATATCTGCGATGACTTCCTCACCGGACTTTAGTAGTGCAATTTGTACGCTCATAAATCAGTATTTTCCTTTTGGTAGTATAGCATAAAAAAAGAGGGGTTGCAACTGGATTTTGCCAGTTTCCCCTCCGCCTGCGACAACGATATACTTTATTTAGAATAGAAGTTCCAGTCTCTGCGTCTATGATGATCAGGCACTATTTTACTTAATTCCACAATCAGTAACCCATTCTCAAATCTAACTGATCTAACTTCCGTCTCATCACCGAGTGTCCAAGACCTGGTGAAAGATCTTTGAGCCACTCCTCGGTGGTAGTATGTTGGTTCTTCTTTTGGTTCTTCTTTTGTTCCTTCAACAAATAATTTTCCGTCTTGGGTGTAAACATTTAATTCTTTTTCTTTAAAACCAGCAAGTGCTAATTCAAGTCTTGATTCCGTATTGCTGATCTGAACTAGGTTGTATGGAGGATAATTCCCCTGCGTTTCATGGACGTGGGATAATCTATCAAATATATCATCCATACCGATGCTATACTTATTTATACGGTCTACCAAAGAATTTAAATCAGCAGAATGAAACTTCTGAATGTTTACCATTGTACTTCTCCTTTTAAAGCGAGATTAGATTGTGTGGACCCCGAAGGCATCCAATACTATTTAAGCACAAACCATTAAAAAAGGGGATGTGGAATCCCCTACTTTTTTATTCGGTTGTTTCTACTTTCTTCTTCTTACCGATATTATACTTGGTCTCAAGCACCCACTCGTGCTTCTCCTTATATGCTAGCACCTTGATTTGATTCAAGGGTGCAATGTCTGTGACCTTCTCTGGTGAAATAACACTCACCAGACCCCAGTCACAAAGCAGTTGGATAATTCTGTTGCGTCTCTGGACATCATTCACCGTCAGGTTAGCATGCTTGCCGTCCAGGGCAAACAGTTCCTTAAAGTGGACAATGTAATATCGTCCCTGCTTATGCAGAATATGGCAGGACTGATAAATCTTTTTCTCTTTACGGGATGCAACCCCGATACGTGTCAGAGTTTCACGAACCTTTAGAAAGTCATCTGGTTCATTCAACGTAACTTCAATCATTTGATCCGCTGACCAGCGAACTTCAGGTTCTTGAATCATCTTTTTCCTCCAGTCTCAAATTTAGATTTAATGAATAATAATTGTTCTTTGGTAAGAATGCTCAGAGCCTGTTTTGCTTTTTCATTACTATATCCATAGTAACGTTTGACATAATCTAAATCTCTGATCTCGTCCTTTCGGAGCCACGGAGAGAATCTTTTCCGTTTCCTCACACTATTTAGCATGAACGAATACTGGAGGTTCGGGTCTAAATGTGAATTTAGATTCATTTCATTCGCATACAAAACCGTGTCCAGGTGACCGGACATGCAGCGATTTACAATGTATGCTGGATATTTTGCGTCTGGATCTTCAAGGCGAAGATCTCTCTTGTTAATGTTGATGGAATTCAACCAATCTTTTAGTTCCAATGTCGGATCACTCCTGCAATAATAAAACAATTAGTAACGAGATAAGAAAGAAATATAGCACTCCGTACCACAACCACGTAGTTATCATACCTGTGGGTTTTGTCATCAGAGAAACTCCCTAAACTATATTTCCAAATACGTCCCAGTTTTTTCATCCGTTCTTAGTCTTGTTCCTAATAATAATCTGATCATTCTCGTAATCTGCTACGAACTCAAGAACATCTTCATGGTCCCAAAGCAACTCTTCATAGAGTGCATTGAGTTTTCCCATATCCTCATATAACTGATTGGGGTTTGTCATAATTAAACAGTAAAAGTTCTTTTCGTTCTTTTTGCTCGCGCATATACTCGCCTACAGATCTCATTGTGTATGTAAGGTCAAACTCACCTACTTCCCACCCTTGGAAACGTTCTTTGACCAGTTGAGACGAATTATAAGATATGAGTTGAGGACCAATAGACCGATCACAATCGGCAGCAAAATCGTCGTGGTTGAATCCGTTATGCATACTCCCCTTCCTTCCATATAGATTATCTCGTATGTCGTAGGGGGGATCAAGGTAGGTGAAGCACTCTTTGTTATCAGTAAGGAGTTGTTCATAACTGAGATTAGTAATTTTCCAATCTTTGATTAATTGGGAATACCCTGGAAGTTTTTCGATGCCTCGCATTGAGAAGTTGGAGACACTTGCTTGTTTGCTGAAGGATGATGATTCAGTGAGACCACTAAAACTACACTTATTAACGATATAAAAAGCAACTGCGCGAGATAAATCCGATTCATTATAGTCATTTACAGTCTCCTTTGACTTCAAAAATAGATCTTTAGCAGATCCAGGTTCAGGGTGCTGTGACTTCAGTTCACCAATTCTCTCAGCAAGATCAGCACCAGAATCCTGTAGGACCCTCCAGAAGTTATATAGAGGTTTATACAAGTCATTTACCCAGATATCCAAGTGAGGATACTTCTTAGTGACGTGAATGGCAACACTGCCTCCACCAAGAAATGGTTCTCTATACTCTGTAAAGTTTCGTAGGTCGGGAAAGTAAGGGTCCATTTTGGCTGTTGCCCTACTCTTACCTCCCGGATACCTTAAACAGGTTTTATACGACTTCAACGACATTTAGTTTCTCCATAATAAGTTCATACTTCTCTCGGCGTCTATTACCAAGATAAGGTTTCATAAGTTCGGTCCAGCGTTGTGCTGCTGCGCCTTGTAGATTGATATGGTAAATCGGTTTCTGTCCCGCTGCTTTATGTGCTGGTCCGCCGTCGCTGTATGTAATGCTTCTGCCGTCCATAATAGCGCCGACTCTCTCCATAACGTCTTGGTCGGTCATAGACATACACATAAGCAAGTGCGATTTGCTTGTATAGACTTTACCATTCTTGAATGTTCTCGTTCTAGGTTTTTTATAGACCCAAGAACCTTCTCCCTCCCAGACTCCGCATAACCAAGCAAGTTCAGTATCACTTGGTTCTCTGTGTTCGTAAATCGTTCCTCTAGCCATAAGTTATAGTTACTCCACTACTATTTAGCAATGGTAACATTCTAACACAGAACTCTCAGGGCGTCAAGAGAAAACAGATTATTATACCATAGATTCAAGGATAAGTCAAGTCCCCATCACAGAATGAGTTTCTTTTCAGGAGTGGTGATACCACCGAACATTTCACTATACTTGTTTTTTACAGTAGGGT